CCGCCGTCGATGACTTCAACGCGGCGGCCGACGCCTGCGGGCTGGGGAGCGGGGCGGCCGGGAACCCGCTGGAAGCGCGGCGGGTCGCGGCCCTGTACCAGCGGGTCAAGGCGTCGCCGAACCTGAAGCGGATCGCCGAGCTTGCGGGGCGGTTCCGCCGGGTCGCGCAGTCGAAGCAACGGATGAAGGTCGCGCACGGGATCGACGAAGTGATCGGCGTCACCCTGCACGACGAACTGTCCCGGCTGCTGCCGGCGGAACTGGCCCTGATGACGGACGACGAATACGGTTTGGACACGCTTCGCCGCTGGACGGACCGGCAGACGATGGCGCGGGAAACCCGCGCCAGTGAACCGGCCGGGCGCGGGCCGATCGTGGTCGTGGTCGATGAGTCCGGGTCGATGCAGGGGACGAAGGTCGAGACGGCTAAGGCGCTCGCCCTGTCCCTCGCCTGGATCGCCCGCAAGCAAAACCGCTGGTGCTGTCTGGTCGGGTTCAGCGGCGGGACGAACGGGAACTTCCTGATCCTGAAGCCGCGCGAGACGAAGGAACAGGAATTGTGCGACTGGCTGATTCACTTCTACGGGCAGGGGACGGATCAAGACGTGCCCCTGAAGGCGGTCCCGGCGAAGTGGCCGGAATTCGAAGCGGCCGGGATGCCGAAAGGCAAAACCGACATGATCGTGATTACGGACGGGATCATTAACGTGGACGCCGACACCGAAGCCGGGTTCAACGCCTGGAAGACGGCGAACCGGGTCAAGATGGTGTCACTGGTCGTCGAGTGCCGCGACGCCGGCGGGCTGGTCAACGTGACGGACGAAATCAACTACGTCCCGGCCCTGACGCCGGACGGCGAGGCGGTCGGGGCCGTGCTGTCGGTCTGACGCAACGGGTTGCACGCGGGCCGCCCGGCCCGCGTGTCTCATTCCAGGGGGTGAAACGGGCGATGCCGAACAAGACGACGCCGAAGCCGGCGACGAAGAAGAAGCCGGCGGGGAAGGCTAAGGCCGCCCCGCCGGAAGTGGCGAAGAAGCCGAAGGCGGACCCGCACCCCGACCGGGTGCGGGCCGGCGCCCCGGGGGCGCCGGCCGTGCGGCGCCCGCCCCGGCTGGGTGACCGGATCGACCGGCGGGCGGTCGATATGGGTAGCTTCCGCCGCGGGACGAAAGACGAAGGCGACGGGCTGCCGGCGTTCACGGCCGCCGTCGAGGGGCTGACGTACTTCGGCCGCGGGGTCGTGGCGCTGCACCCGGACGGGCGGGCGCACGGCCGGTACGGACTGGTCGGGCTGCGCGGGTTCACGCCCGACCGCCTCGCGGCGTCCGGCTGGGACGTGCGGCGCGACGTGCTGGCGGACGCCGAAGCCGGCCCGGTCGTGTCGCTGGTCGTGGTCGTCGAGGCCGCCCGCAAGTCGCATCACGTCGGCGACTGGCGCCGCGACCTGTACCCGGTCCAGCCCGACCGCGGGGAACGGGTCGTGTTCGGCCCCGGGCTGGTCGTGACGGCCCCCGCCCGGCAGGTTGACGAAGTCGCCGGCGGCATCTGGTTCGGGCTGGACACGCCGTACCCGGTGCGGGCGCCGGCGGCGGACCCGGCCGCCCTGTACCGGCTGGTAGATCAAACCGTCGCCGCGTACCTTCAGCCCGTGCGGGAACCGGTGAAGGTCGCTAGACTGAGGGAAACCCTAGTCGAGTCGCACGCGATCCGGAACCAGCGGGCCGGGCGTGCCGGCGCCATGGTGTACGGGCTGGCCCTGACGACCCCCGACGGCCGCGACCTGGGGGCGATGAACCACAACGCGGCGTTCGACCTGTGCCGGGAAAACGGCTGGGATTGGGCGATCAAAAAGACCGACGGAACCACCACCAAACCGAAGCGAAGGGGAGCGTATGTCTGAACGCCGTCTGTACCCGCTGAACGCGACCGCGGTCGTCGGGAAGCCCGTGCTGAACGACCGGGATTTTCAGGTGATGTACACCGGCCCGGCCGCGAGGAAGGCGAAAGACTTCGCGCGGTTTACGGTCATCCGGCGGGACGGTCAGCCGACCCCGGACGGGGTTTCGTCCGTGTTCGTGGCCCCCGGGGAAGCCGCGATCCTGCCGCTGGTGCGGGACGGCGGCCCGCTGGTGATCGTCTTCCAGGGCGACACGCAGAACCTTGACGGCCCGGCCGTGCGAGTGTCGATCGTCCGGGCGTCGCCCCAGATTACGGCAATGGCCGATGCCGCGATGGACAACCCGGCCGCCGCCATGCGGACGGCCGCCGGCGATCCGGCGGAACGTCCGGCCCCGGTGCCGCAACCGGCCGTCGTCGAGTCGGCAGCCCCGCAGCCCGAACCGGCGGCGACCGCCGCCCCGGAACAATCGGCCGCCCCCGGCCGCCGGGATCGCCGGCGTGGGCGACGGGTCCGCGAGGCGATCGCGGCGGCGCACGCCGTCGAGTCGGAAGGGCCGACGCCCGTCCTGATCCTGTCGCCCGCCCGGTCCGCGATCATCCGGGCCGCCCTGGGGGCGCTGTGCAAGGCGGTCGCGTCCGACCTGGACGAAGCGAAGCGGGTCGGGATCGTCTGCGGTATGCACACCTGCGGCGACCCGGGCAGCCTGATCTTGAATATCGCCTCGCAGGTTCACGCCGACATTCCGCCGCAGTGAACCGGCCGCCGGCCGTCTTCGATCCGGGCCGCCGCGGAAAATTTCTTCGGCCGCCCGGATTTTCTCTTGCCTTCAGGATGTATAGGGGTTATACATATATCACCGGGCGACGGACCCGCGAGAAACCCCCGACACCTGGACCGGAGAAACGGCGATGAACACGAACAACCTGCAAGCGGCTGCGGCGACCGGCGTCCGGTCGGTCCCGTTCGACGCGGCCGGGCTGCGGCTGCACGGCGAGATTATTAGCTGGGCTATCCCGGTCGGGACGAAGGTCGCGTTCGACGTGCTGGTGTCGCAACTCGCGGCGGCCGGGCTGGACGACAAGGCGGCCCGCGCCATGACGCCGGCGAACGCCTTCGCCCGCGCCTGCCACACACTTCAGGAAAAGCGGATCATCCGCCGCGTGATCGAATCGCAGGCGGAACTTCGCTTCCAGTTCACGGCCGAAATCCACGAAGGCGACCGACTGCGGTACGACATGGAAGCCGTCCTGACCCTGGACAAGCTAACCGGGAAGGTGTCGTGCGAGGCGTCGCCCGCCCTCGCGGACCTGGCGCAGAAGTCCATCGACGCGGCGATCGCCGTCCGCAGCACGAACGACGTTACGAAGCTGATTAACAAGCTGTTCGCGCAGGCGGCCGACCTGTTCCCGGTCCGCGATCAGGGCGGGTGCTACTTCGTCCCGGCGATGCACCGCGAGTTCGTCGAGAAGGTCGAAATCTTCGTGCGTGGGCTGAACGGGTCGCTGCGGCGGTTCCCGGTCCCGGCCGGGTTCGCGGCCGGGGATCGGTCGGTCGCCGAGTCGGTTCAGGAAGGGTTAGAAGGGATGCTGGCCGATCACCTGAAGGCGGTCGCCGACTTCGACGACACGACCCGGGATTCGACGCTGACGAAGATGGTCGAACGGATCAACGCGACCCGGTTCAAGGCCGAAGCCTACGCCGAATTCCTCGCCGAGCGCAAAGAGGAAATCGAAGCGGCCGTCGCCGGTGCCCGTGCCGTCCTGCGGAAGAAGATCGCCGACATGGGGCGCAAGGTCGAAGTGCCGGAACCGGACGGGACGGTTCCCCCCGCGCCGCCGGCCGACGACGACACGCCCGCCCCGACCGAAGCCGACGCGATCTATGATCGCCTGATGGGGCCGGCGGTCGTCGAGACGGCCCCGGCGGTCGCGGTCGCCCCGGTGCCGACCGCCTTCGACCTGGAAGCCGAAGAACGCCGGCGGGCGGTCGCGGCTGCCTTCGCCGCGTTCGACGACCTGTGACCGCGATTCCAGCCGGCCCGGACTTCCCCGGGCCGGCGCCGTTTCGAGGAACGACATGGGGAAACGAGTGATCCGACTGACGCCGTCGCAACTGGCATTCCTGCGGGAAATCCCGGCGGATGCGTGGGCGTCGCACCATCAGCCCCAGCGGACGGCCCTGCGGCGATACGGGCTGATTGGCGTCGTCGAACTGGATAACGGCGACCGCGAGATATTCCGGACGGAACCCGGGCTGTCGGTCGTCGAGTCGGGGGCGGAAGTTATCGAGACGACACACGAAGAAATCACCCGCATCCGCGACGCGGCGGTCGCGAAGTGGGCGAACCTGGGGAAGAAGACGTGAAGCCGACCACTGTCGTCAGCGTCCGCGGGAAACCGCCCGCGGACATTCTCGCGGCCGGCGTGATCTACGTCGGCCGCCCGCACTACAACCGCAACGTGATGCAGCGGCGAGGGGGCTTAATCTTTCCCGGGCACGCGCTGGCTAACCCGTTCAAGCTGCCGCGCCGCCCGACGCCGGCGGCACAACTCGCGGCGGCCCGGCGGTGCGTCCGGCTGTACGCCGAATGGCTGCTGTCCGACCCGGGGCGCGTCGAGGCGGCCCGCCGCCTGCGCGGGTGCGTCCTGGGGTGCTGGTGCGGCGAGTGGACGGCCGCCGCGCCGGACGACCGCGTCGCGTGTCACGCCGTCTCAATCGCCCGCCTCGCGGAAGGGCTGGCGCCGGTCCCGGAATCCTGGGGGGAATCCTGATGCTGTGCCTGTCGCTGTACCAGCCGTGGGCGTCGTTCGTCGCCTACGGGATCAAGACGGTCGAAACCCGTAGCTGGGGGTTCGCCTACCGCGGGCCGCTGCTGATCCACGCGGGGAAGCGGCCGTTAGACCGGATCGCGCAGGCGGTCGCGGCCCGGACGCTGGGGAACCCGTCCGCCCTGGATCGCCTGCGGGCGGCCGGGTCGAACCCGGCCGCCCCGTGGCCTCTGGGGGCGGTCGTCGGGGCGGCACAGGTGGTTCATGTCTGGCGGACGGAAGGTGTCGGCGTCGATCCCGCCGCGACCTGGGGCGGGTGGCGCACGGACGACACGAACGACCCGACCGCGAAAGCGGTGTACGTTACCGCCCTGGAAGCGTCGCTGGGAGATTACTCGCCGAAGCGGTTCGCGATCGCCCTAGACCGCTGCACGCCCCTGCCGGCGCCAGTCCCGGCCCGCGGGTTTCAAGGGTTGTTCACCGTACCCGACGACCTGATCCCGGCCGCCGTCCGCGAGGTCGTCACGCGGCCCGGCCGTAGCTGGCGTAGCTGGCGCTGACCGCCCGCAACCCGTTGCACGCCGGCCGGCGGTTTTTCCGGTTGACGCCCGCCCGGTGCGGATGTATATTCTCTATACATCGCTGACGCGATGGCCCCGAACCGGAGAAACGCCGATGACGACCGAAACCACGACGACGACCGTTCCCGCGACCGTGAAGGTCGGCCCGTACCTGATCCCGGCCCCCGTCGCCGGCGACGTGATTCACACGGACGAAGGCCGGTTCGCCCGCCGGCTGGTCGCGTGCGAGTGCCCGGAATTCGCCGCGTTCCGCCTGGAAAGCGACGCGGTCAAGGCGGTCAGCGGCGGCCGGTGCGTCGGCCCGACGTGCGAAGTCGAAGTCACCGGCCGCAGCCTGCAACGCCGGGGTGGGGAAGAGTGGGTGCGGGTCCGGCTGACCTGGGTTCACGACGGCGACGAAGAAAACACGACGTCCGGCGGGTTCATGCGGGTCGATCGCCCGGTGTACGTCGGCTGACCCGCAACGGGTTGCACGGCCGGCGGAAGAAAATCCGCCGGCCGGCGAGATTTCCGGTTGACTCTCCGGCCGTGCGGTGTATAAAGTCTATACATCGCTGACGCGGTGAACCCGAACCGGAGAGACGACGATGACGAAGATGACGCAGGCCGAAGCCATGAAGCGATTCGAGGAACTGACCGCGGAGCGGGCGGCCCGCCTCGCGGCCGTCCCGCCGCCCGCCCCGACCCCGACGCTTGACGCCGTGCGGAAGCTGCGGGATTCGCTCGCCGGCGTCCACGCGGCCCTGACCGCCCTGGGGGTCGCCCCCGACCGGCAAGAACTGTTTATGCTCGCCGACTTCGCGGCTGTTTTCCAGATGGCCGGCGACGTTGGCTGACTGTTCCCCACCCGGGCCGGCGACGACCGCCGGCCCCCGACCCGAGAGATACGCCGATGCCGACCGCCATCACGACCGCAGGGGCGACGCCGATCAAGGTCGCCGAATACCGCCGCCTGTACGACGCGCTTTCACAGGCGTTCGCGTCCCTGCGCGGGGTCGCCAACGAAACCGAACGCAAGCGGGAAGCCGAGTGGGTCCGGGCGACCGCCCGCGACCTGATGGCCGCCCACCGCCCACTGCCCGCGGGCGACGGCCGACGACCGGACCCGGGCGGAACGACTGATCGACCTGACGGCGACATACCTGATCGGGTACGGGCTGGCCGCCCACACGCCGGCCGGCTGACCGGCCGCCGAGCGGCCGGAAGAAAAAAAACTTCCGGCCGGCGGAATTTCCGGTTGACACCCGGCGAGTGTGGATGTATATTCTCTATACATCGCTGATGACCAGCGGTGAACCAAACCGGAGAAACGAAAATGGCCCGCACCGCCGCCCCGAAGCTGACCGCCGTCGAACTGGCCGCCGAAGTCCGCGTCGCCCTGAAGCTGCCGGCCGACGCCCCGCTGAACAAGCTGGCCGCCCGGATGAACGGGCTGGGGCTGACGATCGCCTGCGGGCGATGCGGCGGGTCCGGGCACTATTCGTACTGTGCGATGCACGGCACAACCTGTTTCGGGTGCAGCGGCAGCGGGAAGGCGATGCCGAAGTTGACCCTGAAGGTTCTGGCCGCCTGCCGCGACTTGAACGCGGCCGGGACGGTTGACGCCTACCTGACCGCCCTGACGGTCAAGCAGACGCGGAACGCCGGGATCGTCCGCGGGATCGCCGAAGTGGTCGCGACCTGGAAGGGGTCGGAAATCTGCAAGGCGTACAGCGCGGCCTACAACCGCGAGTATACGAAGATCGGGCAGCCGAACGGCCCGCGTATCCCGCAGTGGTTGTACAACCTGCAAACGGAAGTGAACGGGGTTTTCGAGCGGGCGAACCAAATCGGTTCCGCCCTGAAGTACGGGAAGCCGACCGACAGCGAACGGGACAGCTTCGCCGCGGAAGTCGTGATCCTGAAGGCGACGCTTGCCGATGCCGCCGAGCGGTTCGCCGGGTTCGTGTCGGTGCTGGGCGACCCGACCGAATAAGTCCCGCCGACCGGCCCCGCCGCACCGGGCGGCGGGGCTTTCCCGTTCCTCGCCTGGGGAGTGCCGACGATGACGACGACGGAAGTCCTGGTGCCGCTGACGGCCGATCAAGCCGAACAGGTGGAATGGGCGATAGAGCCGATGGCCGACCTGTGGAGTACGGACGACGGGGCCGAAATGCGGGCCGGGCCGGTCGTGCCGGAAGCCGACCTGCCGACGCTGCGGCCGTCCGGGTACAAAACGCACCCGTTCGCGCTGGTGCTGCGGGGGAACGCCGAAGTCAACTCCGACCTGTTGTACCGGCTGGAAGTCCAGCTACGCGACATGGCCGAACAGGACGGGTCGGCCGAAGCCTACAAAGACGCCCGGCACGCCGGGGCTGCCGCGCGGATGATCCGCCGGGCCGTGCCGGAACTGGCGGCCCTGCCGCCCGGCGGGGGGTGGGTTTAATGGCACGGCCGGCGGTCCCGGTCGGGGCGACCTGGGAAGCCGTCGTGCCGCCCGTCCCGCCGGGACACGCGGCCGGGGCGGTCGGCCGCGTGTGGCTGGACGCCCGCCACGCCAACGGCCGCGAGGTTTGGCGGTATCAATTCGCCCTCGCCGACGGGTCGGGCCGGGAAAGTGATTGGGCACCGACCCGGGCGAAGGCGGTCGAACTGTTCCGGTCGTATTTCGGTTCCCGCGGCGGGCCGGTCCGGTTCCGCCGGGTCAACGACAAGGGGAAGGCATGACGAAGTTTTCCAACGGCGACCTACAGGCGATCCGGGTTTACCTGCGCGGGCTGCCGGCGCCGCAGGTCGCCCGCCTCGCGGCGAGGAAATACGCACAAGTCGCCGGTTTCGAGGCGACCGGCGACACGCAGCGGGCGACCGAACGGCAGCAGTACGGCGACGAAGCCGCGCGGGAACTGCGGTCGCGCGTCGAGCGCTGCACCGCGGACCCGGCCGGCGTCGATGCCGCCGCGATGCTGGTCGGGGCGACTGTCAAGCGGGTCGGGCTGCCGCGGGGCGGGGTGGATTGGGTCATCTACCCGCCGAACGGCTGCCGGTTCGCCGGCATGGGGCCGACTGCTGTCCTGAAGCTGACCGTGCGGGACGACCGCGAGGCAGACCCGGGGGAATGCCTGTCGATCGTGCAGCAGCTTGCGAACGGGCTGGGGCGGCGGTAGACTGGCCCCGTAGTCTCTCGCGGGAAGGTGGCCCGACGACCGGGCGGCGGATTTTCTTTCCGCCGCCCGGTCGTTTTTCTTTTCCCATTCGCTTGACTCCCGGCCCGGTCGAATGTATAGTCTCTATACACCGCCGACGACCGGCGGACACGCGAGGGGAACGACGATGGCCGGCAAATGGCGAGTCCTGGGGAAGAACGACGAAGTCACTACCTGCGAGTGCTGCGGGAAGTCGAACCTGAAGCTGACGGTCGTCCTGACCGACGGCGACCGGGAAGTCCGTTACGGCCGCGACTGTGCGGCGCGGGCGATCGCCCCGGTCGTCCGGAACGGGGCCGTCGTCGGGTCGTACATGACCGCCCTGCGGGTGCAGCGGGTGGCCGAGCAAGCCGAACACGCCCGCTACCTCGCGACCCTGCGGGCGCCCCGCGGGCTGCCGAACTTTTGACCGCCGCCGGCCCGGGTGATTCCCCGGGCCGGCGGTCGTTCGGGGATTCCGCTGGACGCGGGCGGCCGGTGGTGATAAAGTTCGTGCAACCCGTTGCGCAGCTTTCGCGCCCGTTCCCGTTCCTCGCAGGAGTCGCCCGCCATGTTGGGTACGATCCCGTTCGCCGGCATTACCGCGACAGGTCAATCGACCGCGCAGGGCATCACGACCAGCAACGCGCAGCTTGTCATCCCGGGGGCGACGGCGACCCCGAACACCGGCAGTCGCGTCGGCGACCCGGGCGTGAAGGCCGACCCGACGAACTACCGGCTGATCGTCGGCACGCCCGGCATCTACGCCGTTCACCTGGAACTGGTCGGGCTGGCGGCGTCCGCGCTGATGCTGACCGCCCGGTTTCGGAAGAACGCGCTGACGGCCGGCATCTTCGGCCGCCTGATGAAGTCCCTTTGGGGAACGACCGCTTCCAGCGCGCACTTCATGCAAATCGTCGAAATCACGGCTGCCGACCTGCCGGCCGCCGGCGGGCAGTCGAACTTCGCCGACCCGGACGCGACGGCCGGGGCCGGGAAGCCGGCCGGCGGGTTCGCCGGGGCCGGGGCGGCGCCGAAGAACGGCATTCCCCTGGACGTCGTCGTCCTGGGCAGCGGCAGTGTCAACCTGACGCTGTCCGACATCGCCCTGACCGCCTTCCGCGTCGGCTGATCCCGCGGGCGTCGCCCGGAGTCTGCGGGATGGATCAGGACACAGAATTCGCGGAGGGGGCGGCGGTCGCCCCGCCCGCGTCGAGGGGCCGCCGGCTGGCGGCCCGTTTCGTTGGGTGGCTGCGGGACTGGCTGTTCTGGGACGAACGGGTTCCCGGGGCCGTCTACCGCGACGTCGTGCAACGCCTCGCCGACACGCGGGCCGAACTGCTGGCGACGCAAATCAAACTGTCGGTCGAACGGGCGGGCCGCGTGGCCGCCGCGCAGGAAGTGCAGATTCTTGCGGCGGTGTGCAAGCGGAACGAAGAACGGGTGCAGGCGGAAATCGCGGGGGCGGCGGCGGCGCGGGAAGCGAACCTGTCGGCCGAGGCCCGCAAGAAATTGACCCGCACGGGCGGGGCGGATTAAGGGGAGCGGCGGGCCGGGTCAACCCGGGCGGGGGAAGCGTGTCCCTGATCGGTCGTTCGCTGGCACGGGCCGACGCCTTCCGCGACGGGTTCCGCATCGACGCGCGGGCGTCGGGGGCCGCCGGCGGTATGGCCGGGGCGATCGCGTCTTCCCCGGGTTCGGTCGCCGGGCTGACGTCCGGCCGTTACACGCAGTCCCAGACGCACGCCGGCGACCAGTACGGCTTCTTCTCCGGTTATCCCTACGCGATCATCAACGTCATCGCCAACCGCCTCGCGGCGCAGCCGATCCGTATCGCGCGGATGCTGCCGGCCGGCGAGCGCCCGCGGCGGGCGTTCAAGGTCCGGTCGAAGGCGTTCGTGCCGAAGTCGATGCAGGACATATCGCACCGACTGGAAATCCTGCCGTCGCACCGGATCACGGACGCGATCGACGACCCGAATCCGATGATGATCCGGCACCACCTGTTATACATGACGTTCGCCTCGCAAGAGATTACGGGGCGCGGGTACTGGTGGATGTTTTCCGACCCGGAAACGGGGAAGGATCAAATCTGGCCCGTCCCGTCGCACTGGATCGAACCGATCCACCTGCCGAACAAGCTGTTCGCGTACTACCGCGTTCAGCTTCCCGGGCTGGGGGAACCGATCAAGGTTCCGACCCGCCAAATCGTCCCGTTTATGATGCCGGACCCGTCGGACCCGTTCGCGGCCCTCGCCCCGATGCAGGCGATGGCGCGCACGGTGATGACGGACTTCTCGTTTGAAATGGCGCAGCGGATGAGTCTGGAAAACGGACTTAATCCGGGGCTGGCGATCATGGTCGGGAAGCCCAACGATTACGCCGGCGTCGGGCAGGATCAAATGACCCTGACGGCCGAACAGCGGCAGCAGCTAACCGACGCCGTGAAGCGCCGCTACCGGGGGGTGACGCGGTTCGACGAACCGATGATTCTCGACGCGCTGATTAAGGACGTGAAGCCGATCACGACGAACCCGCGGGAAATGGCGTTCAAGGATTCCGGCCCGCTGATCCGCAACCGGCTGACGCAGGGCTGGGGGATGAACCCGATCACCCTGGGGGAAATCGAGGGGGTGAATTATGCGTCGTCCGGCGTGGCCGATCACCATGTATGTTTTGCCCCCGGGACGGGGGTGTTCACGGCCGCCGGGGTCAAGGCGATCGAAGACGTTCGCGTTGGCGATTCGGTCATGGGCCATTCCGGGAAGTGGCGCCGCGTCACGGCGACGATGCGCCGCGATTATTCCGGGCCGGCTGTCAGCGGGGCGGTGTCCGGGGTAAACACGCCCGCCCTGATGACCGCCGAACACCCGGTCGGGGTCGTCGGCCGCGAAGGTCTGCAATGGATCGCTGCCGGGTCCGCCCACGGGTTGCGGCCGGCGTTGACCGTCGCGGCCGTCGTCGGGGTTGAGATCGAAACCGCCCGGTACATCGCGGAACTGACCGGCGAAAACGGCCCGCGGTCGGCCGGCGGCGGACTGCTGGTGAAGTTGCGGCGAAACGGCGTGCGGGCGACGATTCCGGGTAAGTTCGACGTGACGCGGGACATGGCGTTTTTCTTCGGCCTGTACTTGGCCGAAGGGCACTGCGACCGTAACAACGGCGTGCAGTGGTCGCTTCACGCCAAAGAAGCTGGGTATGCGGAGCGGATCGAAGCCGCGTTCTGGTCTGTAACCAAGTCGGTCGTCAAAACGCACCGGCGGGTCGGAAGCCCGAACGGATGCCAATTGTCCCTGCGGAACGCCACGTTCGCGGCACTGGTCGTTTCGATGTTCGGCCGCGGCAGCCGGGACAAGACGGTTCCGGCTGCCGCGTTCAACTGGCCCGTTCCCCTGAAGCTGGCGTTCCTTCAGGGGTATCTGGCCGGCGACGGGTCCGCGTCCGAATCCGTCGTTCAGTTCGGCAGCGTGTCGCGCAGCATCGGGTACGGGGTGCGGTTGCTTGCCCGGTCGATCGGACTTAGCTGCCACCTGTACGAATACGCACAGCCGACCGTGGGCGTGATCCAGGGGCGGACCGTCAACACAGCGCCGGTCAGGTATTGCGGCCGGTTTTACGGCGAGAGCCGAACTGCCCTGACCGGGATCGCACCGGGGCGGGTCCGGCGGTGCGAAGAACCGTCGATCACGGCCGCGCCGACGCAGTACGCCGGCCCGGTCTACAACCTGTCGGTCGAAGGCGACGAAAGTTACACGCTGGAATCCGGGTGGGCGGTTCACAACTGCCGCAACGTCTACAGCCCGCGGACCGAAGCGAATTCGCAGGTGATGACGTGCTACATCCCGCCGTACCTGGGGGGCGACGGGAACGGCGGGAAGCTGATGATCTATCAGGAACCCGTGCAACCCGATGATCCCGAAATGGAAATGAATCGGGACCACGAAGATTACGACCGGGGGATCGTCAACCGCAACGAACTGCGGCGGAAGCGGGGGCTTGAGCCGATCGCCGACGGGCGGTTCGCGCTGACGGCCGGCGGGTGGGTCGCGGTCGATCCGGACGGGGTCGATACCGGGAACCCGGGCGGGTCCGGCGGGGCGGATCAGGGCGGGGGCGGGCTGGACGACGAAGACGACACCGGCCGGGACGACGACACCGACACCGGCGACGACGAAGGTGAGGACGACGACGAAGACAAGCGCCGGCCGGTGCCGCACAAGGTCACGGACGACAGCGGGCACGAACACGGCGCCGACGGCCGGTTCGGGTCCGGCGGGGCGGCGGGCGGCGGGGGGCGGCACGGGACCGGGTCGGTCGCCGACCACGCGGACGCCCACAAGGGCCGGGCGAAGGCGGCGCTTGCGGCCGTGAAGAAGCACGGGAAGAAGGCGGTCGCGGCGGCGAAGGCGGTCGGCAAAAAGGCGTTTGAATTGGGGCTGCACGCGCAATGGGCGGCGATGAATTCCGGCGTGAACGCCGACGACATCGCGGACACCGCCGCCGACTATTCCAAGATTATCAACGCGAAGGGGGCGGGCGACTGGCTGAGTACGCACCTGGGGGTCGGCGGGAACGCGGCGGCGGTCGTCGCCTCGCACGTCCTGGCTTACGGGTTCGTGAAGCTGAAACAGGCGATCGCCTCGCGGTCCGACCGGGCCGGGAAGCGGGCGACTTCCCCGGGCCGGCGGAAGGCCGACAACCACGCGAAGGCGAAGGCGGTCGCCGACCTGTTGCACGACCTGTACCACGCGCTGAAGTGCCCGGCCGCCGACCTGCCGACCGTCCGCGAGGTTCACGACTGGATCGACGCGCACGAAGGCGACGAAGCCGGCGAGGACGACAAGGGCACGAAGGACAAACCGGGCCGCCCGTGGGGGTGGGGCCGGTACGATACGGTCAACTGGCGCCTGATCCGGAAAGACGTGGCGGCGGCGTCGCAGGCGATCGACGACCAGCACGTTCACGCGATGCGGATGATCCGGGACGCGATCACGCCGGCCGTCGCCCGGCTGACGCAGGCGGCGGCGGCCCGGGTCCGCGAGGCGTGCCGCCCCGGGCACGCCGTCAGCGGGGCGGAAGTCGCGCACCGGGCGATCGACGCCCACACCTGGGAGAAGCAGCTAGGCGCCGCCCTGCGGCCGGTACTGGCGGAAGTCGCCCTGCACGGGGCGGGGGCGGAATGGGTCATGTTCCGGGCGGCACGGCTGGCCGGGCACCGCGGGGCGAAGTCCGCGACCGTCAAGGCGACCGGCGAGGGGTTGCCTCGCCGGGTCGTCGAGGCGGCGGCGACCGTCGCGCAATCGGTACTCGATAAAGGATTGGCCCGGACGATCGTTGACGGGGTGCTGGGGTCGATCCGGAAGGCGTTCAAGAAATCCGCCAAGTCCGGTTTGACCGGGCCGGAACTGGCCGACGCGGTCAATAAGGCCGCCCTGACCGGGTCGGCCGCTGACCGCATCGTCGCGCAGGTTAGCCGGGACGAAGGGCCGGCGGCGATCAACGCGGGTCAGGCCGCCGTGCGGATCGACCTGATCCGGGCCGGGGCCGTGCTGGTGACGGAATGGGTGACGGAAGCCGACGAACGGGTTCGGCCGTCGCACCGCAAGGCGCACGGGCAGCGGGTCCGGCCCGGCCGGGCGTTCACGGTCGGGGGGCATTCGTGCTATTACCCGGGCGACCCGGGTTTACCGCCGGATCAGCGGTGCCGCTGCCGGTGCAAGGCGATTACCGTTTACGCGAGGGGGTGAAGTCGTGTCGCAAATCCCGCTGGGGTATCGCCAGACGGCCGACGTTTCGGCCGTCAAGCTGATAACCGATCTACTGCCGGTCGCGCTGGTGGCCGACGGGTATCCGGTCGCGACCGTCGCGTTCATCTACCTTCAGGCGGAAGCACAAAACTGCCGCTGGCGGGACGACGCCACGGACCCGACCGCGAGCGTCGGGCAACTGTTGTACGCCGGGCAAACGCTGGTGTTGACCCGCGGGCAGTTCAACAATTTTCGGATTATCGAGGCGACCGGCGGCGCTATCGTGAACCTGTCCGCCTACCGCAAAGCGTGAGTCGCCAATGATGGCCCGTCGCTACGTTCACGTCATGCCGACGGAACTAGAACTGCCGCCGCACGCCCGCCTGCCGATTTTCTTTTCGGCGGTCGCGGCCGGGCCGCCGGCGGTCGGTCCGGAGTACGTTTCCCGGACTTTCAACGGCGACGGGAATTTGCTGACGTTCGTGTTCAGCGAGGCGGTCACGCTGGTCACACCGCCGACCGTGTCAGGCGGGTTCGTCCTGTCCGGGCACAGCGGCGACGGCACGGCTACGCATACATGGGCGGTCGTCCCGACCGTGCCGCAGGGGGCGACCGTGACGGCCGACGCCGACGCCGGGGCGTTCGTGGACTTAAACGACGCCCTGGGGACGGCGGCCCTGACCGGCGCGTCAGTGACGAATGACAGCGTTCAAACGGCCCCGGGGCAGACCGGGGCCGGTACGGACGGGTCGGGGTCGGTCGTCACGGTAAACTTCGACGCGGCCGTCACCAGTCCTGGCGCCGGGTGGGGCGGGTTCACACTCAGTATTAACGGCGGCGCCGGAAGTGCCATTTCCCAGACGGGCGGCGCCGGGACAACGGCCGTCGTGTTTTCCGCTTCCCCGGCCGGCGTGTACGGGGATACCTTGACTCTCGCGTACACGCCTGGGGACGTGATCGGTCCGACCGGCGTCAAGCTGGCCGCGTTCAGTGGCCGGTCGGTTACGAACAATGTCCCGCCCCCGCCGCCCCCGCCGCCCCCGGCGCCGGTCGCGGACTTTACCGGCACCCCGACGGGCGGAACGGCTTCCCTGTCTGTAGCCTTCACGGACACCAGCACGGGCACGCCGACTTCTTGGTTGTGGGAAAAGAACCTGAACGGGGCCGGGTGGGTCAATTTCGACGGCACCCCTACGGCGCAGCACCCGACGGAAATATTCGCGGCCGGCACGTCCAGCGTGCGGGAAACGGCGACGAACGCGGGCGGCAGCGACACGAAGACCAGAACGGATTACATCACGGCGACCGTGCCGTTTTCTACCGTCCGACTCGACTTCGGCGGCGGCCCTACGCAGTCCGGAACGACCGCGTTCGCCCCAGCCCTGTACGCCGAACCGCCCGATTACGGATGGGAGGTCACGGCTTCTACCGACTTCGACCGGGGGGCTGCGGCGGCGACCGCGAATCCGGACTTCTTCCGGGACGCAAGCGGGTGGGCGGCGAACACTGAGCGGGTATGGAAGATCAAGGTCGCGGCCGGCGACACCATCGACGTGCGGTTTTACTTCTACGATCCGAGCAATTTCTGCAACGGAAACCTGACCGTCCGCGACGCCGACGACCACGCGAATACTGTGACGTCCGTCACCCACAATCCGGGTGGTCCGACGTCGGTACGAATCCGGCTGGTTGACGCCAACGCCGACGGGTTCGTGCGGGTCGGGATCGCTTCGACCGGGTACGGTTCAATCAATGGCGTGGACATGGCCGCGGCCGGGAGCCTGCCGCCCGCGTTCGACCCGCCCCCCGCGATCGGGTCACTCCCGTATCGTCTCGACTTCGGGACGCTATCCAGTGTCGTCAACAGCGGGGCGGTCAAGGTTTCGACCGGCTGGAATCCGGAGTACGGGGCCGGGGTGACGCACTGGTCGGAGTCGATCGGGTGGGTCGATCTTGGTTCGGCGACCGCCAGCAATCCGAATTTCTTCCGGGCCGGGTTCGGCGGGTACTCGCCGTTCGGCAATAACTGCATCAAGGTCGGGAATCTGACGCCCGGGGCGAGTCACAGCATTCGGGCGTACTTCTACAGCGACGGGAATTACAACGGGACGTACACTTTCAGGGACAAGAACAATACCGGCAATACCGCATCCGTCGCGGTGACGACGGCGACGCCGACGTCCGTCACGATCACCACACCGGCCGCATCGGACGGAACGATAGAAGTCGAAATGTTTTCGACCGGCGGCAGTGGGTATTATCTGCTGTGCGGGCTGGACGTGGCGACGGCCGGCAACCTTCAAACCGCTTTGAGCTAAGGGGATTAGGCATGTTACGGCGACTGTGGCGGGACGACGCCGGGGCGGTCGTGTCCGCGGAGTTCGTGTTGGTGGTGGGGCTGGTCGTGTTCGGCACGGCCGGGTATCTCGCGGGCGTCCGCGACGAAGTCAACGCCGGGCTGGGGAACGTGGCCGCCGGAATCCGCGGGGTCGTGCCCGACCCGGCCGCCGTCCGAAAGGCGACCGCCTTCCCGGTTCCGCCCCCGATTCCGACCGCGACCACGGCGGCCGTCGTCGCCGACTACCGCCCGCCGGCGCCGTAGTCGGCCGGGCGCCAACCGATCGGGGGTGAACCGTGGCGATCCAGCGGACCGGCCGGCGAGTATTTACCCGGCCGGCGGCGAACGCCGGCCGGGTATTCCGTGGGGGCGAGGCGATGGCCGACACGATACAAAGTGACGTCGCCGTAAAGGACGCGAGTGAGCGGGTTCTGTACCTGTTCGACTTCACGAAGTTCCCCGAGTACGTCGCCGCGGAAACCTTGACGACCCCGGTCGTCGATGCGGTCACGGGGCTGACGATCGGGACGCCGATCGTGTCGGTCGCCGTGCGCGACGGGATCGCGGCCGGCGGGTGTATCGAAGTCTTCATTTCCGGCGGGACGGCCGGCGTGACGTACAACCTGGAATGCCGCGGGACGTTCAGCGGCGGGGCGATCCGGGTCGTGAAAGGGCGGCTGAATGTCGAGTAACCGCACGGCCCGCCGGCCGCCGATTCCCGGGCTGCCGGCCGACTTCGCGGACGGGCACCCGGAAGCCTCGCGGATGGCCGCCGCGTGGCTGGAAGCCGTCACCCGGCACCGCCGGGCAGTGGGCGCGTTCGGCCGCGTGTCGGCGTCCGTCGTCACGACCCCGGACGGGCTGCAAGTCCACCTGACCGAAGAAACCACGTTCCGGGCGAAGGCCGCCGGCCCGTGTCCGTTCGCGGCGGCCGTTGACTGGCTGCAAATCCAGGCCGCCCGGCGGCGGGAACACAACCTGACCGGGACGGGCCGCCTGGAATTCGAGGACAAGCCCGAGCAATTCACGGGGGCGAAGGTCGTGGAAACCACGATTATTGTCATGCCGGACGTTGACGGCCGTCGGATTTCCTGATAGAAGGCTGGTACATAGATTTTCGTGCAACAGGTTGCATAGACCCGGAGTACACGACCGGAACAGGCGTGGCCCGACGGCCGGCGGGGTTTTACCCCCGCGGGCCGCCGGGCCGCTTTCGTTTCCGGCCGTGGTTCCCGGCGGCACCCGGCGGGGGTAACGATGAGCGTCGCCGAACTTTTGAAGTCGCTCAAGACTCGCCGGGGCGTGAAGGGCAAGCGGCTGGGCAGCCTGCCGCACTACCTGAAGCGCCTCGCCCTGACGATGGGCGACGCCCGGGTCGCGAAGCACCTGAACATCGACCCGGGCGACCTGTCCCGGGCGATCAAGTCGAAGCGCGATCAGATGACGTGGTTCGACCCCGACCACGCGACGCCCGATTCTCTCTGGGTGGTGAAAGACGGCAAGGTCGAAAAGCACACCGGGACGCCGATCGGCAAGGCCGACGACTACAAGCCCGGGTCGAAGTCCATCATGGAATTCGACTGCACGATCACGACCGCCCGGCGCGACCGCGACGGCGACGTGCTAGACCCGAAAGGCGCGATTCTCGACCCGAAGATGCCGCTGCTGTGGCAGCACGTCCCGTTCCAGCCGATCGGGTGCATGGTGCGGCCACTCGACCAGAGTGACGAGCGGGTCGCCGGCCGGTTCCTGATCGCTGACACGGCCCTGGGGCACGACGCGGCCGTTCTGATCGAAGCCGGCTGCCTGCGCATCTCGCACGGCTTCGCCCCCATCGAATACAACCCGCTGAAGGACGACGCGGGGAAGGATTTGGGCGGCTGGAAGATCACGAAGTACGCCATGATGGAAACGTCCGTCGTTTCCATCCCGAGTAACGTGGACGCCGAAATCGAACAGTTCAGCCGGGGGAAGCTGCATCACCCGCTGGTGAAGTCGTTTTACAAGATGCTGAACGGCAAGCGGGCGAAGATCGTCAAGGCGTTCGACGGCAACAACGGGAAATTCGAGTTCACCCTGAACATCGCCGGACTGGAATCCCTCGCCGGTAAGGACGCGACGGCTGCCGCGGCGAAGTCGGTCGCCGAGAAGAAGAAGAAGGCGGCCGGGAAGAAGGCCGACGAAGAGGAAGAGGACGACGACAAGGAAGCGTCGGACCCGGACCGCACCCCGACCGAATCCGCGAAGGACGACGACGCCGAAAAGTCCGACACGGACACCGGCGACGCCGACGG